CCGGTTATGGTTCCGGGTTGCCCAAGACTACCAGCACGCAGGCGGCATTCGGCAACAATTCCAATTCAAACTGCTCGGCCTGATACGTCGATTTGGAGAGGGATATACGCCCGGCTCTGCCTGTCCCAGCGCAGGACTTTCACCCGCCCGTGGTTCAAACTGCTTGCGATCATGCCTGCTGCCATCATGCTGGCGGGATCTCCAGCGGGCAGGATATAGTCGTCATCACTGAATCCCGCAAGTCGGTCGCGCATCATCCGCACCATAGGGACTGTGCTGATTAACGATGCACCTGCTGGCAGGAGTATTTCAAGGTCGCCGTACACAGCAGCAGGCGTTAAATTGAAGATCGGCACCAGACGCTGTGCAGTTTCATCCCATTTCGTGGGTTCGTGAGTTACAAAAACTTTTGACATTTATTCTCCTATTTCTGAATGCGAATTGTAACTTACTTTGTGGAGTTGCGCAAGCGTTATCATTCTAACCACTTTCCGCTTTCATCCCCGGTTATTAAATCAGCAACGTCTTTCTTGTTGCGCAGTGCATCGATGATCTTGCTGTCAACCGTGCCCGCCGCTTCGATGTCAATTATCAACGTCCCCGTTTTCTTGAGCATATTTTCCGCACGATCTTCACTTTGCAGCCGATGGTATAAGGAGAAGTCGTTGGAGTGATACACCATAACATCGGCTGCGTGAAGCGGTAGACCCACACCGCCCGCACCTTGTTGCCCAACAAAGTATTGTAGACGCTTTGCCTGAAAACCTTCCTTCGCTGCTTCGCGTTCATCGTTTGAAATGTCCCCCCAATATCGTGCAATCGGTTTGTTCGTGGCGGTCGTTATCGCTGCGCAAATGTCATTCAAGTCAGTTTTGAATCGCGCCCAGAATATGATGCTTGCGTCAGGGTATGCTTCGATGATTTCCAACACTGCCTGAATGCGCGGGTTATCGAGCGGCCTGTCAAATACCTTTGTGTGCTGTTCGCCGCCCGTCAGCTGCTTCGGGATGATGCCGCATATCATGCGCTGGTACAGCATGACGGCGACCATTTTGTTGATCGGCTCCGGCGTTTCGCCTTTCTTCATCGCTTGGAGGTAGTGCTTGATGAGCTTGTCCTGATGCGGTGCGAGTTCGACTTCCCAGCGTTTGTATAGCTTCTCAGGCAGGTCAGCGCACTCCTTGCGGGTCACGCGGTAGCAGCACTTGTCAACCCACTGCTTCAGCTCTTCCAGGTTCTTGTATGCAGGGGTGCCGTCGTCGTTCGTTGCCATGATCGGCGGCACAAAACGCGTGCCGGACTTGCGCATGATGCCTTGTATCATAGGATGACTTGCTGGCAAGTAGTCAGCGTATCGCGCCTTAAATGCCACGTGCGATTGCACTGGCAGAGCGTCCTCGGACAGGAACAGCAGCTGTGCGTACACATCCAAAGGCGACTGAGTCACAGGCGTGCCATTCAGTATGCGACGATACTTCGCGTGCGGTGCGAGCTTTAAAGCTGCTCTAGTTACGCCTGTTCCCATCGACTTGATGCGAGTACTTTCATCAACGACCATCATGCAAGCGGTCGCATTCAGGAATCGCCTTGCGAAATCATACCCGCGCTTCGTTCCAAGAGCTTCAACGTTCATTGAGAGGATACGCAGCTCATGACCAGCGTTGAACAGGTCTTCAAGCTCCACGCCTTTCTTTTTGGTTTGTGCCGCACTCCACGTTGCGGTTATGCGCGAGCACCAGTCTGGCAGGTGGATTTTAATCTCGTCCGCAATCCAATTTCGATGAACGCCATTCGGTGCAATTATTAGCAGTCCGTTGATGCGCCCCATTCGATGCAATTGGGCAGCGTTATCTAGCACTATCTTGCTTTTTCCAGTGCGTTGCTCAAGAAATAGCCCAACGTATTCATCCTCCCATGATTCTTTTAAAATTGAATCTTGATGCGCGAACGGGGTCGTTTTGTATTGATAATTTAGCATGATGCCGCCTTATTTTTCGTGCGCGTTGCAGCATACCTAGAATGGAATTGCTCACGTTGCTCAGTCGTGCGATTTCGAAATGTCGCGCGTTTCTTTTCACGGATAGCTGCTTTTTCTTCAGCGGTTTTATTGAGTGATGTGGCGCGCATCTTTTCGATAACTTCCGGGCGCTGCATAGCATCGTTGCGCTTCCCGAACATATGATGCATCTCGCCAGCGCGACCGAACATATGATTTTTCGCCCCGCGTTGATCAAGCTTTACGGGTTTGCCAAAGTTTGGGTGCGCTTTTCCTTTAACTCCATACATCGGGTTGTTCGCGCCTTTTAATTTTGCTGCAACCTCTGGACGTTTCATTGGGTGATTATCTCCCGAATTTTGTAGGGATGATTGTATCGCGAATGCTCGGCGTATCCATCCGTAGCTTTTATTCGCTGCGCGATCTTTATGCCTTCGCGAACTACGTAGCATAGCGTTGACTGCAAATACTAGCTTACCGTTTCCGGGGTACATTTTCACAAGCAATTGGTGCGCGACATAATGTTCTTCAGCCGTAAGATGCACCAAGTTGTGCCGATCATTGGAGCCGCCTAAACAGCGCGGTAGTGCGTGATGCCGTTCGGTGTACTCGCCCGGCTTTGCGCGGTCTCGTGCCCGCTGAATTAACCGCTCGTAGTGCAATGAGTAGTTCATGCTGTTACGCCCTCCGCGTCCTTGCAAAGCGCAAGCGCCGTCAGCTGATGGGCGAACGGTTCGGTTTTAAATTGGTAGGAGTTCATATTAAAATGCAAACTTTACGCCATGCAACTTCATCACATCAACATAGAGCGGGTGCTGGTCGGAAAATTCGCAGACATCAATCTTGCCAATGTTCTCAATAGGTGACAATTTAACGTCAATAATCAACGGGCGCGTGACGTAGCCTCGATAGCATACGTGCGCGGACAAAGTGCCAACATATAGAATCTGAAATCCAGCAACTTCGAACAGTCTCTTGACGTGACGCATGGCGGGATGGATTTTCATTTTATTTCTCCTCTTTCTGGTCGCGCACTATTGCGCGATGAAGCATTATCTTCCAATTGCAAAATAAAAGCAACAATTATTTTACACATCAATTCTTTTCCATTTTTCGATGATGCCAAACTTGATGCCGCGACAAATCTTGAGACGCACCAACAGGTGTGCTCCTTCCGGAATCGTGTTGAATAGCTCTTCGCCTATCCGTTTGTAATCGAAACGATGGATACGGGCTAACATTTCGCCAGTGTCGTCGCGCAACCTTAGATCGATGAATGTTGGCTGTCCTTTTTCGACCTTCCCTCCGCGCTTCTTGACGTTTACATCCTCATTGATGTCCCGCAAGTTCTTGTAGATGATCTCTCCGAGCAACAAGTGGCTTCCAAATTGCGAACCATCAAAGTCTTCGATGTGACTCAATTCTCCCCCCAACCCGTTGCCGCTCGGATCATCATACATTTGGCCGTACTTCGTCCTGAACGGAAACAAGTCTGAGAATATATTTTGCGCACTTGCCACATCTTCGCGCATCTTCTGCGTCAACTTTCCTGCATTGCGTGCCTCCAAAAACTTCTTCGCCTTCGCTTCTCCGAAGCCGTGAAGATTCATAAAGCCTCCGTACAACACATCACCTTTCGCCGCCCAATGCTCTTCAGACCTTTCTATGTCGAATGGAATATATTTCAACCCTTCTTTAACCATCTCGCGAAGCAATCCGACAGCACTTTCCTCGTCCTTAGCATTGCGCAAGTTGGCAGCAGCAAATTCCATCGGGTGGTGCGCCTTCAAGTAAGCCGTCCAGTAGCTGATGATGGCGTAACTATAGGTGTGAGCCTTGTTCATACACCACGTGCCCATCACCTTTATCAATTCCCAAATGTCTGCCGCTTGTGCCTTCGTAAGACCATTGCTGATAGCACCTTCTTCAAATTTCGCATAAAATGTATTGAAAAATTCCGATCCAAGCCGTTTGGCCATTGACTTGCGGATGAATGATGCGTCCTCCCAATTGAAGTTGCCGATGTAACGAACAATTGCCATCACCTGCTCTTGGTAAATCGGAAGACCATATGTCTCCGACATATATTGCGCAACAGCCGGGTGCAATTGATCATATTTCTCGCCATTGCTGCGGTTAATATACTTCTCTGTTACACCACCACCAAATGGACCGGGACGAGCCAGTGCCGTCACAGCATCGATCTGCACCATTGATGTGAAGTCTATCTGCCCTCCAACAGAACGCAATGCGCTCCCCTCAAATTGAAATATTCCGCTGTACCTTCCGCTGTTGAACACGGCATAGGCGGCAGGATCGTCGAACTTCAGATTGTACCAGTCAATCGGCACCCCGGAGTCTTCCAGCACCCCAAGAGTGCGCAGACCAAGAACGTCAATCTTTAGTAATCCAAGCTCTTCTGCCGCGCCTTTCTCGACGTGCGCGATACCGTTATCATCAACGGTGCAATAGTTGGTTATATTATCATTACACACCAACAGGCCTGCCGCATGGACACCCGTGTGTGATGCGTGCCCCTCCAGCTCGGTGGCAATCACCACTTGCGGATACATTTCGACCAGCTTACGCCCTGGATCTGTCGTCTTGAGCGTGTCTTCCAGACAACTGGTCGAGCGTGAGTCGGCAGACCCACGTTCAATCATCGCGACCTTTACAGCTGCCGTGGCAGACGGCGAAATGTTCAACTTCTTGCAAACTTGCACCAATGCGCTCTTCGGTCTGTATACACTTACCGTTCCGATGTGCGCTGTATTCTCGACGCCGTACTTTTCGGCCATATACTCAAACACAACGTGGCGCTTCTTATCGGGGAAGTCCAGGTCTATGTCCGGAAGGTCAGAGCGGTTAATGTCTATGAATCGCTCAAACATCAATTTTGGAGGAATTGGATTCACCTCTGTGATGCGCATTAGATAGCAAACCAAAGATCCGGCACTTGATCCTCTTGATGGACCGACCAGCATGCGTTGCTTGGCATAGCACACCATGTCTGCGACGATGATGAAATAAGCATCATAATCCTTGCTTCTGATCAATCCCAATTCATATAGCAATCTCTGCTCGTATTCTTCTGTCCACATTTCCTCCATCCTGCGGAACTTTATGCCCTCACGGCACAATGCCTCTACATCTCCTTCTGCGCGTATCATCGGTGCTTTTGGCAGCGCGTCGAGCGTGATGCTGTCGACGATCTGCTGCGCAACGTCCTGTCCTTCCAATTCAAGCAATATGTGTTGCGGCGAAGGCTTCCTGCCACCTCCCATGAAGTCGAATGTCTTTGAGTCCTCCGGCTTAATGTACGAGTTGTCCGACACACCGACAATTGGCAATCCAATCGACCGCTTCTTCATAGCCAGCACTCGACTGGCCGGACTGATGTCGGCGAATGCCCCGACTTCCTTCAAGAACTCTTCGTCGATGATGTCCCCTGCGAACTTGATGATGTTGTCTGACATATTCATCACATCTGCTCGGCGCAGACCAGCGATAGCTCCGCGTTTGCCGGGAAGCTGCTGCTGGTATGTCTTGCTTGACCAACGATATAGTTCCTGCAACCCTTCCATATTTTTGGCAATAAACCACATACGCGGAGACTCGTCGGAATCGTCCGTCACGACAAGTTCAACCCCCAATAGCGGCTTGATTCCTGCCTCCTTGCACTTATTAAAGAACTTGACGTGCCCCCATGTGCTCCCTTGGTCAACAATTCCTGCTGCCGTGCACCCCGTTTCCTTGAGGTGGGCAATCACCTTGTCGATGGGAGCATAAGTCTGCCCAAATGTGAATTCCGTCCTGATGCGTAGCTGGATCATACAATCCTCTCGTGAATGCAAATTTCAGCAAGTGCTCTGACATCATCCATTGCCCTGTGTGTCTGCGCTAAAGGCCGTCCGAGCTTCAATTCATACAGCTGGGCAAGTGTCAATCTCCTGCCCTTCTCGTGGAAGAACTCCTGTACGGTGCATATCGTCGTTTTAGGCCATGGGAAACCAGTCCTGCAGGCTCTGGACAACTCAAACCCTAGCAACCCTACATCAAACGGTGCATTGTGGGCTATAAGTTGATCTGCACCGCCGAATGCTTCTTCGATTTCGCCTAGCAATTCTCGGAACTTTGGCTTGTCGACCAGGTCTTCGTCTTTCAACCCTGTTATCTTGGTAATAATCGCTTCCAACGGACGCTCAGGATTCATCAACCATGAGTGTTCGGCGACGATCTTACCACCCTCGATTCTGGCAACGGCAAGCTCGATGATGCATGGCTGTTTGTCCAGATCTGCGCAGTCCGGGAGCGGCAAGCCCGTTGTTTCACAATCCAGTATAATGGAAATGGTCATGTCGTTCTCCTTTTGTATTTCTTGACTCTGTTGTGAACATTCTTGGCTTGAGCTTCTGCTCTTCTTTTACAGAAATCTTTTCTTTGCTCAACAGTCATCGAGTCCCACTTTTTCTTTGATCCTTTCGTTGCCGCTTTCTGTCCAATGTCGACAAGCTCTTTTGCCCTAGGGTGGCGCTCCATGAAATCTTTTCGGTTTTGTTTTCTGTCACCGACATAAAGGTGGTCAGGATTCACACATCGGCGATTATCACACCTGTGTAAGACACAATCAGTTTCTTTCTCCAACCCCTTGTGAAATATCCATGATGCTCTGTGAGCACTGAGTTGCTTCCCTCCAAAGACAATTCCTCCATAACCATTTGTCGGGTGCACCTTGTCCCATTCCCAGCAACCAGTGTCTTTGTTGATTGTGAAACTTGCACTGAATCTTTCCTCAAAAGACAATTGCTGCCACGCTTTCCCTTTGACGGGAGGAGGTCTGTGGGAACTCATTTATTTTTACCTTGTAATTTTGTTAGCATTTGCATAACGGACAATTGATCTTCCTCAGACAACGAATGGTACAGCGACAAGAATTGGAATGCGTGCGCAATCTCTTGGAAGAATTTCACCTTCTGTTGATTAACTCCCGACTGAGGAATATTCAACGGTCAACTCCTCAAGCATCGCCGCGTACACACAGGCGTCGTGTGCGCTGTCCAGGTGTCCGCCATTTTCGAACTGGGCTGCATAGCGCGTGACCTTGCCCATTATTTGAACCAGCAAACCTATTCGATTCCAGTCGTCCGCAGTTTTAACGACCAACCCGTTTGGGAAAGCAGCTGCCATCGCTCCACCAAAGTTTTTATAAGTGTCTCCATAAATCTTGTTGCGCTCTTCGTATGTCTTTGCAGCCTCTGTGAGTATTGTAGGCACTGATTTTTTCATGATGTCCTCTATAATGCATAAATTGTAGGCAAATTGCGCCACGCACCCTCAATGTCCATCCCGTAGCCAAATACAAAACGGTCTGGCAAGGTAAGTCCGACAAAATCGGCGCGTATCGGCTTGGTCTTGCCATTGTCCTTGTCGGCGAAAACGGCACTATAAAACTTTGTCACCCCAAGCTCTTCCATGCGCTGCTTGATAGCGTATAATGTTTCCCCTTCGTCCAAAATGTCGTCCAGCACCAGCACCACGCGACCTGCTGGATTTTTTGACTCGGTTCTCCAACGAACCTCTCCCCCGTGCTTGTCGTTGCCGTAGCGCGAAACGTGCAAACACCCAAATTCAAGAGGGAAATTTAGAAGTGGCAACAACTGCCCTGCAAATACCACGGCTCCGTCCATCACGGACAGCACCAATGGGTTCGTATTAGCCAGTCTGGCATTAATTTCAGCGGCCACATGCATCAATGCCGTGCGCACATCACCTTGTGAGCGAATCAATTCTGCTCCCGGAATCATAATAATTTCCCTTGTTCAATTAGCCCAAAGTGGTATTGCTTCCCGTTGTGCTCAAAAATTTCTTTGCCAGAAGCTTTCAGCCTCAACCTTAACTTGCCATGCTTGTTGAGCGGCAGACCGAGTTTATCAAAAGCCTCCTTTATGCTTCGATAAGGACATCCATCAACCGTAATTCCTGCCATTTTCCATTTTGGAATAGGCTTGGTTTTTAGGACAGGAACAGGCTTGCTCCCCTTCGCAAGCGCGAGTCGCTTCTCTCCGATTTCAGCTGTCGCAAATCTCTTTACGTTTTGCCCTGTAAGTGAATTATATTCAGCAACAATTTCTTGCATAGCTCTTTTGATCATTTTGAGTCCCCTAATAAACATTTTGATTGAAGTCTTTAAAAAATGACAGCTGCTCTTCACCAATACCGCCATTGTATTTTACCATCTCAAGAAGCATAGTTAAATCACCAACACCTTTCAAGTGTCCGTCGACGCTTTGCTGTATCATCACATTCAACCCGAAGGACTTATCAGTAAATGTGATTGATAAATTATCTTTGTTTGTGAGTTTTTTTGACGCAAAGAATCCAATCTCGAACATGGTGCCGATGTCTCTTCCATCAACAACCGCCAGCATCACATTGCAATCCATCATATGCTCTACGTTACTTTGGTATACCCTTTCAAGATGAGCTGCGCGATCCTGTGGCGCGATCTCTATTAACACCCCTTCACTTCTTGGTGAAAAGAATTTCACATCTGCTGTGCGGAGCGTGTCTTCGATGTCTTGCACGATCTTGATCTGTTCCGCGTTAAAAAACGGTGCAGCAATATACACATAAACTTGATCAAATTTCATTTATTATTTTCCTCCAAAATTGTGGACGTTTCTCCAACTCATACTGTTTATTGATGTCAACAAGCTGTTGCTCTGTAATCACACGCTTGTTGATTATGATGTGCTTCGGGCACGGACTGCCAGGATCTTTGTCCGTGTACCGAAGCTCCGCATCTTTCCCAAATACGCAATACTCCTTGCACGGCAACATATTCTCAGAGAGCGGAATATATTGCTGCACAAGAATGATTACGTCCGACCAAAAGCCGTACTGCGCCATCCAACAACTTCTTTTTTCCAGAATTGACTTCCAAAAATCAATGGAGGCGCAAAGCTGCATATCAATTTCTGTTTTGATCGACACCCCTTCGAATGCGCCACCAAGCAACATTTCCTCCAGACCGTCCTTGATGATGAATTGCTTGTGACGAACAGCTTGTGCCCGAAGAGCGAGCGACGCCTTGATTGTCACAATTAGAAAATCACCAACAATACCATTGCCAGAGCTATTTATTCTTGACATGAATTTTGTCAGTTTATAATTTGGCCGAGGAGCTTCCATAATCCAGTCTGATAAAACTTTTTCAAGAGCAGAATTATCAATGCTCAGGTATTTAAAATAATCCGATAATTTCACCAGACTTCTAATGCTAATCTTGATCGTGTATTCTGTTATCGCCCCAAGCGGCATGTGCATCCTGTAGATATCTTGCGACACTCCGGAAGCCTTCATTGCAAGCTGCTCTTCGTGAAGAGCCTTCAGGTTGCCAACAAGCGGAATTCCCCATTCAGTTGGGTCTGATACCCTGGATGTCTTTGCCCACATAACATGGTCTCTGGAGGAGGCGAACACCTCCCTCTCTGCAATTGAGCTGGTGATGTGCAGAACAGCGCACGGAATATCATTAATTGGAGCATCAATTGATAGTATTTTTGAAACTTCTTCTGAACTCTCACCGGGTCTGGAAATTTTCCAAGCCTCATTTAGAATGTCTAAAGAATCAATTTTAAGAACTGTTATTTCCATTGTGCTTTCCTTGTTAATTTAAGAAGATCAACAACAATTCCCTTTAAGAACTCATCATCCACAGACAATAAAATCTTATTAAGGTGGCTCTCCAAATTATTGGCATTGTGGGAAAACATTTTATTGCCCAATAATTCTGTCTCTTCCCAAGACTTAAATGCGACCGCAGCAACATCAGCAATTGCGACAATCGTGCCTTCGTAACCGTCCTTACTTCCCTTCCAAATAAGAAAAGTTGATTGACACAAGTCCATGCTCTTAATCAAATTGACCATCCCAGAAACTTCGATTTTTTCAAAGTTCTTCCGGGTCTCTTCATCAAAGTATTTCGTTGGCCTTGGAATATCACCTGTTATTATCTCATCAATATCATGCAACGCGGCCTTGCTCAAAAGCAATCCTAAATCAACTTTCCTTCCTATTGCTATTAATTCTTGAGCCACAAGGCAACAAAACAAGACAACGAACCCTGTGTGCTCAAGCACCGACTCTTTTTTGTTGAGGAAAGTCTGAGAATACCTCTGCATCGACGAGAGTGATGATGCCATAGAGAAGATATTAAGAACGTTCATAGACATTTGCCAATCCTCCCTGTATTAATAACTTGCGAGTTGGTTAATTTGACGGCATCTGTCAATTGCTCATTTGCGAGTTGCCTCATCAACATGCTGCGTGCGACAGACGGATTTGCCATTTTGTCTGACATCTGCACGGAATAGATCTCTTCAACAGTTAAGTTTCTTTTGAATACGAATGTTCGCATTTTTCCTCCTTGGTTCGTTTTCGATCTTTCTTGTTGCCATTTGGCAAATTCTTTTGTCTGTTGACGGGGTCGCAAACCACCATGTGCCGGAGCAGTCTGAGACCAGGTCGGCAGCCTTGCATTTCTTCAAGTAATACAGGGTGTGCATCACGTGAAATTTATCAAGTCTTGTGTATTCCATCAGCTGCGCGACGCTTCTAAAATCTTTCGCGACCTTCAGCTCATCAAAAAGCAATGCCGTGCAAGTTGGGTCTTTCATCGAACCACCTCGTACATTCCATCGATCAAATCGAACACATAATCCGGCTCAATGCCGAACTCATCAAACAACACCTCTTCCGGGTCTTCTCCTCCAAGAACACGATTCTGTGCAAGCCGCAGTCGTTGTTTGGCCTCTTGTTCCGTCAACCCGTCTCGTTCCATTAATATTTTTACAATTGGATTCATTTTATCCTCCTCTTTCTGGTTGGTCTTGCCACATCGCGGTGGCGAGTAGCGCGTTAATCAATGCTGAGTAACTTTGTTCCTGTGCGCGCAGCCATTGCGCGACGGCAGGGGTTACGCGCACTGTGATGTTGCTCTTGCGGAGGTGGGGTGGCAGACGCTTGCGCCCTGCTCCGGGTCGCGCGCCGCCTTTCATGCGCTGAGTACCGCGTAGACGAACAGGAACGCGACAATCGCGCCGAATAATATCGGCAGTACGCAGTCAAGGATGAAATGTTTCATTTTGCTTCCTTTCGTAGTTGTGCAAAAGTGGCCGCGACATCGGTGTTCATCGCGCTGGTTGGCTTGAATGTGCAGGCTTGATCGGGCAGGTATTTGCCTCGTGTGCGCAGGTACTCGATTGCTGCGGCGAGCTTTTCGGCGGGTGTGAGTGGTGGGTTCATTTTAGTGCTCCCGACACGACACGTAAGAACTCGGTTTTTTGAGCAGCAGTCGCAGCACTCGCAGCAGCCCACGCAGCACTCGCAGCAGCAGTCGCAGCACTCGCAGCAGCCCACGCAGCATCACTCGCAACCCACGCAGCAACACTCGCAGCAGCAGTCGCAACAGCAGTCGCATCACTCGCAGCATCCCACGCAGCAGCATCACTCGCAGCAACACTCGCAGCACTCGCAGCACACGCAGCATCACTCGCAGCATCCCACGCAGCATCCCACGCAGCAACACTCGCAGCAGCACACGCAGCCCTCGCAACACTCGCAGCATCCCTCGCAACAGCCCACGCAGCATCACTCGCAGCATCCCTCGCAGCTGCTCGCTCTTCATCTGTAGCTCTTCCATGCGCGAATCGTTCCGCAACATCTATTGCAGCTATACTCCTCACATCTACCATTATGTGCTGCACCTGCCGGGCGCACCATACCGCAAACAACCTCCACTCCTTGTCATATTCAGGCGCAGCGCGTGTACACCACAAAGCATAAGTGAGACCGTTTGACTCAACGATAACACTAAAGAGCAGTGGTTCATCGTCCGCCTCAGTTTTGTCGAGGTGCTTGAGCAGAATTTTCCA